CCACCTGTACTTTTTACTATTCTTAGCTAAGTTATCTAAAGCTTTGTCTTCGTTGTAATCAGATAGTAAATCCGCTAACTCTGTAAGAAACATTTCAAATCCCTCTAGCTCATCCTCTGTTAATTTGGGAGCGGCTTGCTCTGGGTTATCTGGAAACCTAAGGAATAAAAATTTAACATTTGGTATTACTCCATCTTTTTTGAATGTTGCTAGAGAATACATTAATGCTTGATAGTTTGCTTCTATCTCTTCTTTATTAAATTTAGATTTGCTGCTTTTGTAGTCCCAAATATCTATTTTATTTTTATAAAAAGCTTTTTTATCAATGAAGCCGTTAATAATGAAGTTCTCTCCTTCTATTTCAAAATGTTCTTCTGGCTTTAAATCCTTACTACCTTTGCAATAGAAGTTATGGTTGAGTCCCACATATAGCATTTGATACATTAGTGATAAATTATCTTTATCATCTACATTTAAAAGCTTAGCATGTTTGTTTAGTAATCTATTTACTGGCTTGCATCTTAGTATCGCAGTAGGATTCTTTTTGAGCTTATCGAAATATTTCTTCTTATGTTTTGGGTTTAGCAAAAGTTCAAATATTAAATGAACGATAGTTCCTCTAGATGCCCCGTCATTTGTTGTGTCGGGAATCTTAAGAAAGTACTTAGAGTAGAAAAGCCAACTACACGTATCTAGTGTTTTAATCTTGCTTGCGCTAAGACGTACTTTATCATTTTTAGACATTAAAAAAGTTTTTTAAAAGAGAGGGTTCTTTGAGGTGCATCTCATTAAAGTCGTTATATTTATTTGGCAACTTTATTGTTATTTGATCTTCATCAAAGAATTCCAATAATTTTCTTTTAGCTTGATAGGCTCCTTTATTTCCTGCTCCATTATTTAAAGAGTCATTATTAAAGGATAAGAATATTTTATCTGGGTCTAGTCTTGTTAGTAGGCTTAGAGTATCTGGAGACAAGCTAACCCCAAAGGTAACAATACAATTTTTAATACCGTGCTCCCAAAGAGATAGCATATCGCCTATACTTTCTACCAAGATAGCCTGCTTTGACTCTCTGATAAATTGGTGATTTACGGCTAGTGGGAATCTCCATTTAGATTTATCTCCGATTAATTTCCATTTGGGTCTGAAATATTTAGCGCTTTCTCCTTGGTCTGGGTTTATGTCTCTACCAGCAAAACCTATTATTTGTTTCTTATTGTTAAAAATAGGAAATACATATCTATAAGCCATCTTGCCAGTAAACGTGACTCCGCCTTCGAACAAGGAGACCGTATCGCTTGAGATACCTCTTCTTTCCCAATATGTATGATTCTTCTCTAGTTTATAAAGTAATTCATTTTTAAATATTTTAGTTTGGTCTACTCTAACTTCTACTGTTCTAGGGACTATTCCTCCTTCTAAGCCTTTGTTAGCTAGCCATTTAGTAGTATCTGATTTAGACTTAAGCCTTAGAGTTAGCCTTATCAAATCTTCAAGAGTTCCTCCTATGTCCTGCCTAAAGTCTTTCCAAACCCCGTCAGACTTCCTTATACTGAGAACTGTAGCGCTACTAGAGTCTCTATATAACGGCTTTGTTCTAAAATACTTACCTTGGTCGCTTAAGTTATAACCTATATCAGTTAGTATCTCCCTAACACGATCTGAATCTATTTCACTCATAGTAAATTATCCCTTTCTGGCTCCGCGTCATCCATGGTTGCTTGAAAAGCCCCCGCTTCTATAACATCTTCTAACGTGCCCCTTTCTACAACTTGAAAATTCTCTATGTTATAGTTTATAAAATTAGGTACATACTTATATCTGTTGCCATGGGGAACTCTAACTAAATCATGATGCCCTTGAGCTTCCCTTCCTTGAAAGCGAGTAGCAAGTGGTATTAACTTATGGGTGCCGAAAGCGACGCCTTCCTCGGATATCTCCTCTGGAGTCTTTCTTCTAAATATAGCCACAAACGAGGCAAACCATTGAAGCCTGTCGGACTGAGCTATTGCGCTGCTATCATCAACACCATTTTCTGCTGACCTATTAAGCTGACAAGCTGTAAGAAGAGGTATGTCTAATTCAAGAGTTAGTTCTTTCAAAGAGTTGACCTTCTCTCCAATTAGTTCATATTCTTTCTTGTTCATATCTTTTTCGCCAGTAAGCTTAATGTAGTCATATACTACTACACAATCATTACCCCTACCTACCTCAGAATAATACCATCTTCTAATTATAGAGCAAATTTCTTCAATAGGCTTACCAGCTACAGTCATATGCTTAACTTTCTCTTGGGCTAGCTTCAGCTTGTCTTTATTCTCATTAAACTTTTTAACAAGCTCTTCGCTTTTCTTCCACATTCCTGTTTCAAGATGCCAGACGGGTATTCCTGTTGCGGAGGAAGCTATGCGAAACTGAACATCTACGGTGGCCATCTCTGTATCTAGAATTAAAGCGGGGCAATTATTCATAACAGACATCCTTGTCGCTAAATGAGATAAGATTGTGGACTTGCCGTGTTTTGGCCTACTAACCCAAGCATATATATTGCCTTTACGTATACCTCCGAACATCCTGTCAAAATTTCTATAAGGGGTTCTTAGCCCCATCTCTTCTTGTGGGTCGTTAGCTCTTTCTAATATGAGGTCCTCTATGCCTCCAAAGAGGTCTTCTGGTTCATTTAGTTTAGAGTAATTTTGAATCTTCTCATTGTATATCTGATCTGCTTCGGATATAATTGAGTCGGCATCTCTATGTCCGTTAGTTTTTACAAAAGTTTTAAGTTTATCCGCTGTTGCGTCTATGTCTCTTCTTATTCTAATCTTGCATAGCTCTTGGCAGGCCTCTATGACCGCAGCTTTCTTTATCTGCGTAAATGAAATATCCTCTATATAATTAAAAATATCTACCTCGGATTTAAAAGACACCCCAAGGTTTTTTATTTGATGAGCTAGTAAAGTCTTATCAAGCTTCTTTCCAGAAGATAGGATATCTTTAATAGTTGAGTAGATTATATAATGCTCTTTTGAGATAAAGTCAGATGAATCGATGAATCTGTCTACATCGAAAAATACATCTGGATGTTTAATTAAACCTCCCAGAACATGTCTCTCAATTTTGAGTGATGAAATGTTAGACACAGACCCAATTATAAACTAAACTGAACGAAAGGTCAAGAAGTAAAATCGTCTTCGTCTGTCCAATCATCTTCTCTGTATTCGTTATCGTCTTGTGGGGGAGAGGGAGGAGCTTCTCCGCATAGCTGGGCTTTTATTGTATCAGAATTAAGATCATGTACTCCTTCAAGCCAGTACTCTGACGCTTTTTGCAAAGCCATCATGTTTAACTCATTGTCAAATTGAGCGTAATACCTTGGAGAACCTAAGTTGTCGAAGGTGAAAAGTAGAAATCCACCGTACGAAAATTCGTTTAGTTGTTCTAAAAGAGCAGGTGGTATATCAAATCTTTCAAACTCCTTCATATATTTAATTACACTATAAATCCACTTTAAATTTATTTTTAAAAAACTCTTTTGATAGAGACTCTACTTCGTCGTGGTTTATTTCTATTAGGTTATAGTCGTTTTGCTCCAACCATTCTAACTTTTTAAAGTCTCTATTTATGGATTTTAGATAATTAACTCTAGAGTTTGCGTGAAAGAATTTATTGAAGTTGCCGTGCTGAGCGCCATTGACTTCCACGGCTATCTTCTTTGTAGCGTTGAGTATGTCTACTTTCATTCTGCTTCCATAAACAGGAAACTCTTCGTAAACAATACAGCTTTTCCAATATCTTTTTAAAAACTGCTTAACATCAAATTGAAGCTTTGATCTGCTTTTCCCATCCCATTTTATTAAATATTTATTAACGCTTTTGTTTTCTAAGCGTCCATATATATTATAAAGCCTCACGACATCACTTGGACGACCTGAGACTCTAGCTTTTTAATGTAAGAAATAAGATCTGAATCGGCAGCGTGATTCCTTTTAAACCTTTTAAAGTCCCTTTGGATCTCTTGCTTTAGCCCACGCACTACCATGTCTCGGCTATTGACAATACCTTGCTTGACGCTGCGAGTCTTTCTAAGCTTTAGCTTCTCTGCTTTTCTTTGAGCGTGTTTCGTCTTCATCTTTTCTTTTCTAAAATAAGTAAAACCGTCACTATCTTCAAACCTCATATTAAAATAAAATGGTGGTTGGATTATTTGTTTACCAACACCTTTTCGGTACCCGAGAAACAAATGTTTCAAATCTACCTACTTCGGACTCACCCACGTTTTCCCTGCGCCACTTGGCCGTCAGTACTTCCGCAGGTGCCACGTTACCCCCTTGGGAGGAGTTGTTCCGTCACACCGCCTCTCTCCGTCGAGAAAGGAAATTCTTGCTAACGTTCTCTTATGTTAGCATAAGCTTGAATCCATGTCAAGCTAAAGTTTCTTTAAACATCTTGTAGAAATAATTAGTAGCTTCTGTATTCTCTTCTAAATAATTAAACAATCCGTTTTTGCCTTGAAACTTGTCAGGTATCTCAATATTGTTATCTTTTAATTGCTGCACTATTTCTTCAGAGACTTTTATCCAAGCTCCAGATTTAGATACAAACTCATATTGCAATAGTAAATCTACAATCTCTAGCTCTTTCCAAATACTTGTGCCATTCTTTCGGCCTCGCTTAATTGGGTAACCAATAACAACATTGGTCTTTTCATTGGGAGACTTCTTAACTGTAACTTTAGACCACTGACCTAAGATCTTATTCGATACTCTATCTGGAGCTTTCTTATCGTCCTCAAGTATGTAATCTTTCTTGTAACGAGGTTCGAACTCAAGAATCCAGTTAGCGAAGTGAAGTAAAGCATTGCCTCCAGTGGCCGAGGTTTGCCTCACAGGGGCTTTTGAATATGGATCTAACTGAATATCTGCTCTAACCTGACTAATGAAAATAGCCATGTGTCCGCGCTTTGTTAGGGCTGTAGCAACCTTCTTCATGAATACAGAACTTATCGTAGCTCCACCAGCAACTTTAGTAGCGTCATCTAGAGCTTTCTCGCTATCGCTCTTGGTCTGTAGTCCATCTACTGAATCGAGTATGAATAAGTACTTCTTATCTTCTTCGTTAAATTGGATAAGCATTTTCATCATATCAAAAACCGACTCATAAATGTTGCTTTCGTAAATAAAGCAAGTTCCGTCTCTCCAGTTCTCTGGCTCCCTTGTGTCTATAAACTCTACTCCAGCTCTCTCCCTCATCTCTGGGCTAAGCCTGCCTTCGCATTTGAAGTAGACAGCTCTCGCGTTTGGCATCTTAAGGAAATGCCTAGTGACCTCAA